AATGTCACCGAACTCCATTGACTCTGCGTAGCGTAGGAATAAAACTTTTCTATCATCCTTTGGCAGTTTCCAGAATGCGTAGTCAACTTCAATCATCATAGCCATCATATTGCCACCCTCGTTAGGTGCAGATGGACGACCAGTTCTACCAAGGTTTAGTTTATGGGTTACGCCCCACTCTCCACGCAGTACAGGAGGCAGTAATGCCTCAACCATATCTGCTTCGTAATAAAACAAATCGCTAGTCTCATATCCACCAGACTTTGCTTTCCAATGGTTGCAATAATCCAAGGCTTGATTGCGTAGGCTACGATAGATAAGGTTCTTCGCATCCTTGTCACCTATCTCTTCCCAAACATCCAGTTTATTTGGGTGCTCTACAAACCACTGATACAAGGATTGTCTGATGTCTTCAATGTCAATGGTTGAAAACTTACGAGAGTATTCAGATGCGACAGCATCTACCACATAATCCCAACGCTTTATTCTTTCCCATTCAATCATTTAATCTTTGTCCCGTCCACTATCTTGAGGAACGTGACAGGCTTCATCATCTTATTCTTGTTAGCAAACTCAGTTGTAACTGGCAACCACTTATCTTCCCAGACTAAATCATTCATCAGGTCAAGACGGAAAGACCACACGCCCTCAGGTGTATAGTTAATGTAATAAGGTGTTAGCCCAAGTTCAGCAGACTTAGTGATAAGAAAGTCATATTTCTTTTTCTCAAGCAACAACGTATCGTAATGTGTGTTGCGTGATTTAAGTTCAATGAACATCTTATACATATCTGTGATGCAATCGAAACCATCAAAGAGTTCTGGGGAGTGTACTAAGTCTGGGAAATGTTCTTCTTTGAGCCAGTCGAACAACTCCTGTTCTTTCATTCGTCCCACTTACCTCTTAACACTAGCAACCCAATGATTGCATAGTTAGCCATATCCTTGAAGGAGTCCTCAAGAGATTCGTGCTCAGGGCTCGCGCCACTGTCAATCAAGTTATTGATGCGTGCTAACTTATCGTGCATACGCACACGCAAGCCGTTGATTGCACCGCCTGGTGCTTGTGAGATATTCTTCGGACCATAATCTTTGTGCTTAGATATAAGCAGTTCAGATAACTCTTTGCTTATGTTGGCAAGGTTTACTTCGAGGTGGAGTTCGCGTGCAATAACGGAATGGCTAACGAAACCATCAATGAAGTCCCCTGAGTCTCCGTCTTTACTACGTTTAAACCTAAATTGCTCAGATAGTGGATAATCTGCCATATCTCTTCACGCTCCGCCTTCGTTGTCATCTGGTTCCTCCGCTAGTAAATTTTGTAAGTCTCGGTCAAAGTCTTGAAGTGCAGACTTCACAATCATATCCTCAACTAACTCATCTACTAAGTCGTAACCATTCTCACTAGCAAATAGTGTAACATAAGTAGACTGAGTTATGAGTTTAACTTGGTCTGCGTCGTGTGCATTGTCAAACAAGAACCGTAGCATTGACCCTAGCATAAGTTTAAATCCAGAGGGCAACAGGTAGTACGGGTCGAAAGTTTCATCCTCTTCCAGATAGTGGTCTATCAAAGCAAACGAATCGGGAAAGGTTATGTTGCAGTCGTGGCAATGATTATGGGGAGGCTCATCCTCAATGTTCATTTACACCCATCTTTTGATTGAAGTAGTCAACACCGTCCTGCACGAACATTGAATTAACATCGTGTCCGTCGGGTAGTTGAATGATAGTAACTGGTAGTTCGCGGGCAAGACTACGGGCGAATTCCGTTCCAGGTTGGTCGCCATCTGCGAATACAAAGACCCTTTCAAAGTCTGCCAGCAATCGTGTGTAGTGCTTCTTCCAACTGTTCGCACCTGGTACTCCAACACAGGGAATCCCAACGCAAGCAGAAAGAGTAAGGGTATCCAACTCGCCTTCACAAACTCCAATAAAGTCACTGGCTCTCTCCACATCTAGCACGTTGTACATCTTGGTTTCAGCCCCAGTCATACCCATATACTTTGGTTCAACTGCAGGGTTTAAACTTCTAAATCTTAAATCAACTACGCCAGTCTTAGTAATGTAAGGGATAGATAACCTACCCTTGAATGCTTCGTGCCCTGTCTCAGGCTCCGCGACTACGCCTAATGACGCCAGACGTGCTACTTCCAGAGGAATACCCCTGCTTCTTAGGTAATCTTCCGCCTGATAAATGTTTTCCGCGTACCCTGCTGCTGCTTTGCCCAGTAATTCCTTCTGCAAAATGCTTTGCTTCATTGAAACTCATCCCCTCTTGTCTGACAATAATTTGAATGCTGTTGCCTTGGACACCACAGGCGAAACAAATGAAGATGTTCTTATCAAGGTTTGCACTTCCTGATTGGTGTGTGTCTGAATGAAACGGACACTTGAGATTAACTTGCCCGTGTGTTTGTCTAAGATTCGCACCGTAGTGTCTGAGTATGTCCGCGATTGGCGGAAGGTCGCTGTCAATTCTTATCACCGTATCCTGCATCTCTTAATAGTTTCACTGCATCCTCCAGTCTCAGTAAGCATACCCAATCGGACACACTCTTTTCTCCTTGACCATTCAAGCGTAGCACAACTATGCCAAGGTCATCGTTTGCTCTATCTTTTAATTGTGCAATGGCAGCACTAGGATTAAACCCTGTTCTTGCCTTTACTTCCCAATCAATTCCAACAGTGCCAGTAACATCAGTACCACTGCGACCAGCACCAGTACTCTCAGCAAACGGGAAGCCATTGTCAACCAGATAATTAGCCAGTACTTTTTGACTACGATATCCCCGATGCTTACGCGACTGAGACGGCATTTAATTCCTGTCCTAAATCTTCTACGTTGCATACGTACCTAACTCCATATCCAAAGTCTTTCTCAAAGCATACACTTAAGAACTTCTCTCGTGAGATATCTCCCCACACTATAAAGTGTGAGTTGATGTGTGGCTGTGTTCTGTCACCAATAAGAGTTACAAGGATTGCATAGTCAGCAGAGAAGAGTTCTTTGCTATTAAAGATTAACTGCTTAGTCACAGTTGTCTTAACCTGAACAGTCTTACCGTTGATAACTAGGTCGTGACCTTCATCTCCGCCAGTAAGCACCCTGTCATCTACTGATACATCATAGACCTTGGCTACTGCCTTCTCGCCTAAATGACCCATCAGATTGACAGCCCAAGAAGTATTGTTCGCATCAAACTTTCTGTCTGTTACGTTGTACTCTTGCTTGTCCTTACGCATAGCGTCAACAAATACAAGAGAGGAATCAATCTCTTCTTGAGTCAGGTATATTTCAACCATCTAGGAAGCACTCTTGTCTCCGCGTAGAATACGCACAGCCCAACCTAAGCCAGCGTTAACACCTTCAGTCCACTCATCAGTGATTGGTACCTTGGCTGATTCAATCTTTTCAATTAACTTAGCAGTCTCTTGTTTAAGTTCAAGCAAAACAAATGCACGCATTTCTTGAGTTGTGTCGTCTTCTTCTTCTCGTATCATTACTCTCCTATGAGTTCTCTGGGATGTCGTCCATAAACATATACTCAGGATTAAATGCTAGCCACGCTAGCAAATCCCCGTTTGCATCTGCTCTTCCGTATCTATTCTTTACAGGGGCAATAGCCATAGAAGTACCAACAACTCCAAGAGTACAGATAAGAGCAGGAAGTTGCGCGACTTTACCTTGAAGAGCCGACCTAGGCTGGCAAGGATTTCCAGGTACAGCCTCAGAAGTATGATGCAAAATAATAATAGCAGCGTTAGTATCACGAGCAAGGAACTTCAACTCCTTCATAATCGCACGCATAGATGCGAACTCTTCACCACCATCGGTGGCAATGTCCATTAAGTTATCAACAAAGATTGCAGTAGGTGGACAACCCCACAACTCTTCAAAGGCTTGAACTTCCTCGTCTATATCTTGCAGAGTAGGAGATGATTCAAATGACCAGACAATGTGTGCACCTCGTGAGAGGGTTGCCTTTGTCCAGCCGTAGTCATTGTTCATTAGAGTT